TATATACCTGGACTTGCCCTTCTGATCCGCCTGGGATTCCCGTACCGCCTTCAGGCAGAGGAAAAAGCAAACTTTCAAATGCAGATTGTGTCGCAATCTTATTCAATACATAGGTTGCAATATTGTCTGAGCTGGCATATTTCGTTACCCAAGATGCAGCGGAATCTTCGAGTAAAAAGATATCATTCGCAACAATCGTTGTTTTTTGGCTTTTGTCAGCATGGAGTCTGAATGATGATCCAGCTCCATAAGAATTTCCAGCTAGCGCCAAAATAAGAAAGAATGGAAGTAGTCTTTTCATTATGCCCTCTGTATTTGTTGTCCAGCTTCTTTACTCATTTGCCTGAAATTGAACTCTGTCCAATCGGGGCATTTTTCAAAATACCACGTTACCGGCACGGTTATTATGCGGTCATCTTTAGTTTTTATTCCCCAGCATATTGGTTGGCCAAATTTATATCCAGGCGTATCCCTCTGTTCTCTACTTGCCATATCATCAAGCCAGTGAGAGACGACCTTTTTTATCTTCCTGGGGAATGGCCACCATGATCCTGGATCTCGATATTTTAATGTGTAAAAATCTTTTACTTTTGCCATTATTACACCTGTATTTTGTAGAAACCTGATAGGAATTTAGCCCTGTTTTCGGTATTGCTTGCCGGGCCAGAAGTGGTCGATGGAGGATTAACCGTGTGCGAATGGGGATCGCCTGACCCTGATGATTCTGTTGATACATCATTTCCATCGTACTTCGTATTGCCTGTATAGCGATATGTTCCAGAACCATCCCCGTTAGACAGTATAACATGGTCATGTGGGCCGTTTTGTGCCGCAGTCAGCTCAGTTCCTCCTGAATCGAACGAGGCAATGTCAACGGCATGCGTGTGAGCCATAGTGTTACTACCACCAATCACGCCCGCAACAGTATCCCCTTGGAAGAAGCGATCGTCGGTAAGATTTGGAAGGTAACGACCTGTGCCATCGTAATAGTCAGAGCCAGCCACATTACAGGCTGCACCATTGCAGAAATATTCCCTGCCGGGATTGATCAAGGCATTAATTGCTGCAGCCGTCAGCACCGTTGAGGTATATCCGCCATTTGCATTATTGGTAAAATAGCCTGGGAGAAATGCTGTAATTGTTCCAGCTATTGGCCGGTAGTCGGTTGCTCCCGGCTGAAGTATCCATCTTCCATCACCAGCATTAGTCACAGGTGCAATGATGGTCGTTCCATTCGCTACAAGGCCGGAATTAGCGTTGTATTTAAAAAACTTCACATTACCATCAAGAACTACTGCAAATGCGCCATCGGTCAAACCGGCGCCATCTTCTGCATCAAGAGCCCCGGCGAAGCCACCGGTTGCCGCCGTATATCCCCAACCCTGATAACTCATCAGATAACCTCCTCGAACTCAAAATTTATAATCGAATGCGTACTATGATCATGAATCCCATCGGGCATAGTTTCCATAGATCCATAAATTACCCAGTTATTGTTTTCGTTGTCTGATAAATTTATCATCATGGGGGCAGATCCTCTCTGATATGCTATATCCCTCATGAGTAAATAAAAGTCATCGCGGTTGCATCTTATCGTTCCGCCAAATGCCCGTAGCCGCCCTCTATCTGCTCCGCGCCATTTTGCGCCGTTAGAAAGCTGCCTTTTTATTTGGAGGTCGATGGGTCTTTCTCTTATTGGGTATTGTAAGCCAGGAATTTCAAATGCTCTGCCGCAGACAAGTTTTCCTGCTGATAATTGATATGGATTTGTATTTGACTTTCTCAGTTCAATTGTTACTTTTACTGGGGCCTCAAATTGAGGGAAATCAACCCATAGTTGCCCCATAGTATCACCGGTGTGCTTGATAAATATTGTAGTTGTAGATAGATCAAGCACTGATGGTACCTGCCAGTCAATGTTTTGCCAAATAATGTTCTGCCAAATAATGCCGCTTGGATTTTCAATTGTGACTGTGGCCGACTCGGCAACTATACCGACCAGTCCAAAGCCCCCGGTTAAACCCCTGGTGAAAACTTCGAGACTAGCATATGTAACTCCAGAAGTAGCAGCCTTCCATCCTTTCTTGATCGATTCATTGAGGAGATTTTCTGGTCCAAATCCGGATTGTGAACTGGATGCTGTTATACTGGTGATTGCATCATCAAAAATAATTTTCATCATGCGGCTGAAATGGCCCCCTCGCCAGTAACAATACACTGTTCTTGATCCCAGTCATAAATGATTTCAGCCACCCGCCCCCAAACATTCGAGGCCACCGGCATGCTTTCGTCAAGTAGTTCTATTCTCTGGCCAAACTTAGGAACTCCAGAGAGTGGCTTTGATAACTGGATTTGCATTCTCTCCATGATATTTTTGATATTTGTCAATGCCGGCTTAATAAGAGCGCTCGTTGTTTGGCAAACCGGGGAAATATCAATTGTTTCACCGTAAGAATGAGATCCAGCAACAATTACCTCCCACTCTGGATTAGTCAATGCAAATGTTCGCTCTTCCCCAACTTCCCAATCTGCTTCGGTTTCAAACTCAGTTATCGTTCTCCAGGTGCTTGTCTCAAGATCATATCCTTGCCACTTCCAGGTTGTGATCATTCGATCAGCATTTACCCCTGGAGCCCGAAGAACGAGTTCGACTGGGATTCGAGTCCCCCCATAGGAAAGTTGTATATAAAGACTATTTGACGGACCTGCTGTGGAAACCCACAATGATGTATTGCTGTTATCAATAAGATTTCCGGCAGAACTATTCCCAGATGATGCCGTGACCATAGCTGAACCAGAAATATCAGCCCCATCTTTTTTTGTACGAAGTTGAATTTCCGCAATAGCGCAAACTGTCGCCCCCTGATTGCCGGTACATACAATACGAAAATCCCTAATTTGAGCCTGATATTTTGCGGTAATTCTTTTAATTGGATTTGGAGCTGGATATGCCGAAGGGAAAATATCAAACTCAGTATATTCAAGTACCGGTCCATTATCTCTCAAGCAATCAATGAGATACATTGTTCCATCTTCTGGCACAGCTCTATGGCCAAAAAACTTCGCCATATCATTCAAATTGTCAATCAATAAGCGCTCTCCTTCTGCTTTGTAATTGACAACAGGAGAAACTGCGCGAGCATAAGTATAGTTGAAAGCCAGCCCAAGAGTTACGCAAGCAGCCGCAAACTCTTCCTGTAAAGTACCGGTATACTCCGCATCTGTTACCTTCGTCTTAAACTGAGGGCCATAAATATCATATATTACAGCGTCTCTTGATGGTTCTCTCAAGTGTGCGGTTCCTTTTACAATCAACTCAATAGTGGAAGGATTTTGAATGATCCCAAGAGACTCACCATCGTCTATAAGGAAATCGCCATTTTCATCCGTTAAGAAATCGCCATTCTCATCTGTTAGCTTACTCCCAGGAAAAGAAACTACAGAAGAAGTCCCTGGCGCACCAATAGAAATTTTAATTGGACAACTTATTGGTGGAGGCCAATTTCCTGGAAGAAGAAACGGGGTTGGAAGAAGGTCAAGCTGACCATAAGATGCTTCAGCTATTCCGCCATAGACTTCTCTCGTTGCAATTCTAAGCTGACCAAGTGAAGCAATGTAACCATCATAAAAGCCCTCGGGTAGATCATGATGGTCGTTGCTCAACTTATGCCAGGCGTTGTTTATTTTCATTTCAACGAGAAGCATGAACCAACCTCTTACTTCCTTGATTGCGGATATTCTTCTGAGTGAAATGAGCGTCATTGTATGGAAGTGTTGCCCTGAACACTTCTTTCCCATCAATCTGAACTACTGTATCCCCAGACCTTCCATTACTCAATATTGCTGACAACATCTGTTCCATTACATCAAGTCTCTTCTCCTGCTTAGAAAAGAAATCTGGACCACCAGGGATAGGCAAAAGGGCTTCTGTTCCGCCTTCTCCAATATTGTGATTACCAAACCAAGTGGATCTTTGAGTAACGAAACCTTTAGCATGAGCAAATGTTTGGCCGGTATCAGGGCCAACGACATACCCGGCGCCGAATGATTTTGCATCGGCAGAAATATCGCCAATTGATGCCCATGCTCCTGAAATCTGATTCGCTGCCTGTTGAGAGATTGACCCCATGTCCTGAATAGTGGAGGCCATGATCGATGTCGAATTAGCTGCATTCAAGGCGGCTGCGCTCAATCCTTCGCCTTCGACGGATAAGTTGCCTGCTGCATCTGCCGTACCATTCAGCGTGTCAGACAGCCAATTCATCGCATCTCGCTCGACATAGGCGATTTCCGCTGCCTTGCCCATACCCTCAGCTGATTGACCAAGAGAATTTGTAAATTCATCTGCGGCAATAATCGCTTCGCGTGCAGCCTCACCACCAACATGCATAACCATTTCCCATTGATGGCCAGCCTCGGCTGCTGCATCATATTGTAATGCCAGCGTTGAGGTTGCAGATGTCGCAACGAGTAGTCCGGAATTTGCATCATATAGGGCTTGCTCATATTGACTAATGCCTGGAATTGTCTCAACGATGGTGTCTTTGATCGATCGCCAACCTTCATAAAACTGACCGAGGTCACCGGGAGTGATTCCCATTTTGTCGATTTCGTTCTCCGCCTGTGGTCGCTGGGATTTATTGTACGCTCCCATCGCGACCAAGACGGCTGCAGCTATTGGTACCGCGTATGCTGCTGCGCCTGCTGCCGATGCCCCATAACTACCGGCTGATGCCCCAGCGGTAGAACCAGCCTGAGATGCTGTGGACGCCGCCTGAAAAGTGCTATAAGAGGTCGCTCCAGATCCGGCGGTATACGAACTTGTTGCATACCCAGCAGCGGCCTTGCCTGCAGCCGTATATCCCATTTTTGCGGCCGCCCACTTTGCCGCTTCGGTTGCCGCGCCTTTTTCTATCAACCCGAGGGTTACTGCGCCCTGATACGTTGATGCCGCCCCGAGCCCCATTTGTACAGCTCCGGCACCGGTATTGCCTTTCTTCATATTTTTATAACCGGAATACATGCCGTAGGCCCCTGCCCCTACGGCCACAGCACCCATGGCCTTACTAAAGTATCCAGCCACAGCCTCCCCGAACACTTCTGATACCCAACTTTTTGCAGCAGTGCCACCGAGCCCTGATATTATTCCTCCGCCAGAACCAAGACCCCCATTATTCGTTACATAAACATTCATGGCCCCACTTGTATAAGTAGCACCACCAATTCCTGCAAACAGATCCCCAAAGACTCCGCCGAACAATGAACTAGAACCATCAAAAAGGGAACTGAGTATTTTACTCGAAGCCTTATCTGCTAAGAAAGTGAGGAGATTGTCCTTCATTCTGGAAAGCAGATCCTTCCAATTGTTTCCTATCTCATCAAACTGGCCCTTCATTACATTGACAAGAGTACCAGATAGAGCGTAGTGAAGGTCACGAGCAACTTCGTGACCGAGTTGACCAAGCGATTTCAATTCTTTCTCTGCATCTCTTACTCCCTGAACAAAACCGTTCCACATATTGGTTCCGGTTCTGGCCAGAGTTTCATCATCACGGATAGCCTGTTGTCTTGCTGCTTCGATCTTTTTGAGTTCAACATAATACTGCTTTGATTGGCCCCATAACTCTTTGGCCTTTTCTATCTGGGAATCATACGCTTTATTTACACTTTTCAGTTCTTGTTCATATTCACTTAATTTAGCGTCAGAAAAACTCTCATTGAGTTCTTTAAGTTCTTTTTCAAAGTCAGTAAGTACTTTAGTTTCAAAAGCCTTCTTTAATTCTGGTTCAAGCTCCTTGGACTTGTTAATAAGGACTTGAACACCTTTGGCGAGGTTTACAACTTCAGGTTTGGTGCTGCCAGACAATTCTTTGCTTACTTCGGCTGCTGAATCTCTCCATTCGTCAAATCCCGACTCTATGTCCTTAATTCCTTTTTGAACCTCAGAAAGAGAAGTATCATCCAAAGCGTCAAAAGAAGCCGAAAGCTCCTTAACAGAATCCTTGTATTGCGACATCCATTGAGAAGTTATCTTTGCGGCCGCTTCAGTCTTCGACCCTCCGAGTGATTCATAATATTTCTCCGCAGCTGCCTGACCAAGCCCTTGTGATTCGGCGATATCTTTTATATCCGCAGAATAATCAAGATTGAACTGAGCAAGTTCTTTGTCTAATCCATCGGGCATAAAGTCAATTTTCAGTTGACTCATCCTTTGGATTATGGCCAGCCTTTCTTTTTCTGCAGCAAGCAATTCTTTAGTATCAACTAGGCCGGCGTCGTCATTTTTTAAATTTTCCCTTAATTTGGCAAAGCTGCCATCAAAGCGCATTGCCTCTCTTTCCGCATCTCTCCAAGGATCGCCAAAATTTTCCTTGATAGAAGCCCCAACCCTATCGTCAACAAGAAGAAGTTCACCGGTATTGAAATCCCTTTTGCCAATAACGACATCCCAAATATTTCCAATGCTTTCAGCAAACCCTTGATATGCCGAAACCCCCTGCTGAATACTCCCTAATTTTAAATCATCTAATGCGTTGTTAAGCGTTAATACCCCGGCAGCGGCAGTAGCCGCTTGTGGGCCAAACTTAGCAAGAATACCACCAACAATAGCAATCTGAAATATCCCTGGGGTATTAAATGCATCAGAAAGTTTTTGAACGCCTTCCGCAAAAGAAAGGGTATTCTTTAAAGCAACATCAAGACTGCTTCCCCATTCCCTGATTGTCTTCTCATCAAGGCTGTCGTTGAAATCTTTAATGCTCTTGGTAATTCTGTCAACAAGAGTCCCAAAAGCAGGCTGAAACAATCGGCCCATAAGAACTTGGGCATTGGAAACATGGCGATTTAATGAAGTCCACTTTTTCCCCGCCATTTCCATAGAAGCGGCATAGGTTCCTTGAATCTTGGCCCCTTCCTTAACTACTGCGGATACCCTTGCTTGAGTCTTCTCATATGTCGTAAGTTCTTTTGAAGTCTTCCCTAAAGTGGCTGCAGCCTCCTCATAGGCTTTCTCGAAATTTACCTGCAAACCGATGTTTCTGAGTATCTCTACTTCGCCGGCCTGAAGGCCATGAATCATTCTTTCAAAAGCTTCTGAGGAATCGATATTACCAATTACAGCCGCATCCTGAGCAATACGAGCAAGGTCGGTGGCCTTGGAAAGATCAATTTGAGCCTGAGCAAGTTTAACAAGTGTCTGCCGGGTAGAGGTCATTGAGATGCCGGTCTTCTGAACCTGCTTCTCATACGTGGCCATCTCACGAGCTGAATACCCAGCATTCTTTCCGACATTATTCATGACCACGCCAAGAGTATCATACCTGGCAGTGGCCATAGTCACAGTCTTGATAGCGTTCGCGACGGTAGCGACAGAAAGCATCCCGGCAAAATATCCAGCAGCCCGCTTGGCAAAAGAAGAGATGTCGGTTTCCGCCTTCTTCAGCCCGGTAGTGTCAGCTTCTATTCTGGTATATAATGAGCCAAGATCGTTCATGTTTTCCTTTTTCTCTTGTTTGTCCGGCGCGACTGATTTTGATTACTTTTTGCAGCAATGGCCCTCAAAACGCCCTTCATCTCTTCCATCGACTGTTTTTTCTCCACGACCTTTTTCGGCGGGGAGAGAAGATCGGGAATAAAATCAGAAACTGACCAAAACTTCTTTTTCCCTTTCTCTTTTGTTCCTGTCAAACTAAAGTTTGCAATTGTTGCACAAACCCGGCCAATTAAATTGGCAATGTATCCCGTTCCAAACGGCTCTAACTCTGCGTATGCCATCCACTCAGACAACTGACTTGATGTGAGTTGTCTGAGCAAATAATCAGGATGGACTATTCCAAGTTGGAGGCAGAGTCGGAAGGCGAATCTTCGTTCGAAACGGGCTCGGAGTTTTTTGTTATCTCGGCCTTGGACTCATCCGACATACCGCTGAGTCTCATTCCGGCATTAGTGACTAAGGCAACGGCCTTGCCGGATTTCTTGGCGAGATCAGGAAGATCCAGATCGGAAAATAAAAGCTTTCCGTCCTCATCGATTACCGTTGCGATAAATACTCGGAGCCGCAAACCAAATACCCTCAGTTCCGGGTACTGGTATTTGCCATCATCATCTTTCATATCCCGC